TTCTAACAAATCATTTCTCAACGTTCTTAGATGTTGTATCTCAAAAGGCAATCTAAAATTTCCTGCATTATATAAAGGCAAATAATAATTTAGTATTTTATCCAGTTTGGTTCTATCTTTAACTATGTCTGTGATTATAGAATGATAAAACTCTGGATCTGTTACCAAAGAATGAATCCATGCATGGTGCTCATTGTGATGATTGTAGGTATGTATCACTTCTCGACATTCATAAACTAACGCTCTAACAGGGTTGATATTTTTTCTATATCTTTTTAAAACCGCAGGATATCCCCAGCGACTGTTTCTGGTATGTTGATTTTTGAGAAATGCTGTGTATTCGTTTACAAAACTTTTGTATAAACCTTCTTCACTGTGTTTGAGATCAACATTATATTGTTGTATCAATCTATCTGCAATTTTCTGATGCCTTTTGGACAACATAGGCATCAAATTTTTGATGTCTAATATTGTGAATGTACCATCGAAAAATGCTGTGGGGATAGTTTTGTGTTTTTGGTATTTATTAAGTTCTGTGGTCAAACGAATAGCATCAAAATTAACTAAATTATTTGACATGCATATATTTATTTAGAATGTATTTCTAGTATTGTATACAGTTTATCTACGCCTTTGTTTCGACCCAATGTGCTTCGTGCACCTTCATGTAAAGGTCTGGGCCATTGCCCAATATTTACCCAAGCATAGCCAGCACTTTCGTCATTTAGTATAGGAATAAATTCGTCATCTACTATAGCCACAAAACTGTAATACATAAAGTTTTTATCTTTACTTTGATAGATATCTATTGGATTTAATTTTGCTATGTCAGGAACCATGCCTAGCTCTTCTTTTAATTCACGTTGAATGCACTCGTATGGAGTTTCACCTTTTTCAATTATACCTCCCCAAAAACCCCAAGTGTGTTTTTGTCGCTTATCACTGTTTCTCAATTGAAATAAAACTCTGCCTGTTTGGCGAGATAGAAACAAAACACCAGCACCTGATATGCCAGTGAAAGTATTTAGACGTTTAGCCTCCAGTACCCTGGATTGTATGTCCCTTCGTATGTGCTTGTCCACTGTTTTTGGTCCCATTTATAATGTTTGTTTGTGTAATCATTTATTATGTAATTAGTGCTGTCCACAACAGAAGCATCAAAAACTACGCTCCAATTTGCACCATCGTATTCTATGATATCATCTGCATCTGCTGTTATACCCCAGTTGTCACCTTTTATTTCTGAAGTAAGTAAATATCTTTGCCCTGAAGTAGCCGCAGACAATGTACCGTCACCAGGATAGTTTACTGAAGGGTCTACAATCCTAGTTATATTAGGTAATGTTGTTGTAGGCAATGTGTCAGAGTCTAATGTAAAAATTAGTTTAGAGGATTCAATACTGTTTCTTACAACTGTGCCTGTAATTAGATTTTCTTCGGATGAAATGTCGTTACTGATATTTAATTGTAAAGAACTGCCAGTGGTGAGAGGAATGTCATCTAACACAACACCTGTATCTCCTAATGTTCCTTGAGATCCTTGCGGAGAAAGTACTTCTAATAAGTCATTCCAGTTTGCAAGAGTTGTACCGTTATCTTTATACAATATTGCATCAACACCAACTATCTCTACTTGATAGTTATTAGGTGTAATTGCATGAGTTTGATATTGTTCGTCTATGGTTCTAAAGAAATCGTATATGTCTTGATCATAACCTAAATCCTCTACGCTGGAAGTATCATATACATTTGTTAAAATTGTGTTAATAATTTTTTGTCGTTTAACTTTAGCAGGAGGTGATACCCATATTGGCATGGTAAATGTTAGAGTAGAAACATCGATAGTTTCATCTACACCTGCAGGAATACTACGATTACTCCATTGTAAATCTGTGAGTTCAACTTCGAATAAACTGGTCCAATCTAATGGATTAGCATTCTGTTGAAGTTGTATGCTTGGATTAAATAAAATTAGTATTTGTTCTAAAATTTGTAATTTTTGATCTGTGTTACCAGTCCATATATCAACATTCATTGTCAAGTTGTAGGGTACAGGCATGTATCTATCAGTGGTATACAAATTCCCTAAAGATTCGGATTCATACTCGCCAGTACTAGTGTTATATTCTCTTTCTGCAACTTGTACTCTGTCTACAAAATAAGGATCTTGTGTTCTATCTCTGGCAATCAATAAACTTTGAATACTGCAAGCAATAAAAGGTGTGCTGTTAACCATGTTTTCACTGCCTTTCTTTAGAATGTGTGCAACCATTCTTTGCATGTCAGCATATCTAACTGGAATTCTGTTATAATATGTTGTTCCGTCTCTGGTACCTTCGCTCACACTAAAACCACTAAAAATTCTCATGAATTGTAGCAAGTATCGTCTAATCTGTGCGTCATACCAATAGTCTAAATTTGCCATATTAATCTGCCTTTGGCTTTACAGCCTTACTGAGGTTTGTTTTTTCTGCACTGGTTGTACCGTCAGTGTTAGTAGTTGTTGCGTCATTATTTATGAATGTTGTAAGTATTCTGTTAGCCGCCGCCCATGCATTTTTATTGTCGTCACTGATTCGTAACCACGTACTACCTGACTTTTTAAATAATCTATTAGGTGTAAAATCTGTTCTCAAGAAATAATCTCCATTGTCTGCATTAAGAGGGAATGTTGCACCACTACCCACAATACTTACACCGTTAGGAGGGGTACCATCACCTGGGAAATATACACCTGGTTTGTCCTGACTGTTTGGATCAACATAAAGATGACCTCCGTTATAATATCCAGTTGCATAAGGCATATCTGCATTAGCCAATTCCACAACTTTATCAGAAATTTCTAATTCTGTACTGTATGTGCTGAGAATATTTCTTAAATCATCTGCATCATCACCAGTACCAAGGATATCTCTGTATTCAGGACTGTCAGTGATATTTGTTAGTTTTACCCTCCACAAATGAGGCCACCATCTAGGACTGTATCCTTCTGCTGGTCTACCAGCATCACTTACCACAAAAAATCTGTTTACTGCATCACCGCCACCTAATAATAAATCATCTCGTAGATGCGGTAATTCAATCACGTCACCTGCCATTAAACGTCTGCCAAGTAAACTTGCACATGTATTCATGTGAAAAGTCATAAACAATGATCCGTCATTGACAAATAATCCAAATTGTGTCAAATCAAAATCTGGATCTGCAGGATTATATGCACCTCTTAGTTCGTAGATGTCTGTATCGTATTTTCTATCTCTGTTTTCTAAGAATAGTACATCTTGAATGTATAAATCGCCACTTCCAACACTTGCACTGGTGTCATCTTGATAAGTGCCTATGTATTTGTGTACATAAACACCTGTACCACCTGCATTAATGCTTTCGGCAACTATACCATCAATGAAATCATAATCATTGGTTTTTGTTTTGTTCCATAAACTTAATCTTGGCATAATGTACTATTTATCACTTTATAAAGTTCTTGACAAAACTACTGATAAGTACTATAATACAAAAACTTGGAGAGGTGGCTGAGTGGTCGAAAGCGGCACCCTGCTAAGGTGTTATACGGGCAACTGTATCGAGGGTTCGAATCCCTCCCTCTCCGCCAAGTTTATTGTGGGCGATTAGCTCAGTTGGGAGAGCATCTGCTTTACACGCAGAGGGTCGGCAGTTCGAGCCTGTCATCGCCTACCAGTTTAATGAGTGAGTATGTATTACAAACAGAAAGAATTTTTACCAGGAAATCTAAGATTTAACAGTGAAAATTCTCAATACACAGTAAACTCTAAAGGTTATAGAACTGTAGAGTTTGACAATGTTGATTGGAATAACAGTGTTGTGTTATTTGGCTGTTCAATGGGTTTTGGTGTTGGTCTTGAAGAAAACCAAACCATTTCACATCAATTATCTTTATTAATTGATCGTCCAGTAATTAATATGTGTGTGCCAGCAAGTTCTATAAATTATGCTTGTTATAATCAAATGGTTATGCAAGAATTAGGAATTATTCCACATGCAGTTATAAATTTGTGGACCAGTTTAGAACGATGTACTTACTTTTTGAAAAAACAACCATTCAATATGGGACCTTGGGTAGATGAAACTGCGTTTGATTACAAGTTGACAACTTTTTATTCAACGTGGAGCATGAATGATGATAATGTAAATGCCAATGCACTGATTGCAAAAAGAACAGTGGATTTGTTTTGGCAAAACACAAAACATCTTCAGGCAAGTGTTTTTAAACACACAGCAAAACTTTTAGATGTAGAACATTTAAGCATGAAAGATTATGCAAAAGATAAAATGCACCCTGGCCCGTTAACAGCAAAACAAATTGCAGAGTGGTCTGGTAGTTCAGTTGGTTAGAACGCCGCCCTGTCACGGCGGAGGTCGAGGGTTCGAGTCCCTTCCAGATCGCCATTTTTAATATGCCTATACCTTATGCAAAATTTAGATTACCAACAGGAGGCAATGGGCTTCCTGCTATGTTGCACAAGAACAAAATTGCAAAAAGTATTAATGAATGGGCAAAACCAAAACACATAAATGTAGAATATGAAACAGAAGGCTACACTTTGAATGTAAGGTTTGGTAATCAAGAAGACCTAATGATGTTTAAATTGTCTTACACACCATTAAAAGACTCTTTTTCTACCTATGAAATATTTTATTTTTAGTAAATATACTCATTAAAATAGGAAAATGTATGGCAACAACAAAAACAAAAAAGGCTCCTGTTAAAAAAGCAACAACTAAAAAAACAGTTG